AAAGTGAAAGCAAAACTATATGATATTGCTGATGATCTAACTTTGGGATCAAGAAAGAATTATACACTGAATCATTTTATTGAGAGAGTGAAAATTTATGTTCAAGAGCAATTCAATTATGACATTATATCAGTCAACATAAAAGACTAGGAGTGTGTGTATGCTAGAAGATGATTTCTATTGTACTATTAAATTTAAAGGTGGAGATGAAATCTTTGCCAAAGTAGCAGCAGATGTAGATGATGATAGAACTATGCTTCTTGTATCAAATCCAATTGTGGTTGAAGAAGTAAAGTTAAGAGGCACAGTAGTAGGACATAAGTTTGAACCTTGGTTAAAGTCAACCTCTGATGATATGTTTGTAGTTAATATTGATGATGTTCTTACAATGTCTGAGTCAGAAGATATTGAGATGATTCTATATTATCAAGAATATATTAGAAAGATGCATAAGGGCAATCATGCTCAGATAGATAGAAAGATGGGATATCTCTCCTCTGTTCAAGATGCAAAAGAGGTCTTAGAGAAACTCTATAAATCTAGCTAAAGCTTATCTTTCAAAGGCAACAAACCTAGTCTACTGGTAAAACACATAGTTGTCAACGTTTTGATTTCCTGTTATAATAATTCCAGTAGATAAATGATTATTATGCCCTTCTCTTATACTACTATGGCAAGACCTAAGAAATCAGAGCACTATGTCAATAACAAAGATTTCTTGGCAGCCTTAGAACAGTATGCTATTGATATTGAGAGAGCAAAAGAAAAAGGATTGCCCAAACCACAGATTCCTAGGTATATTGGTGAGTGCTTCCTGAAGATTGCTAATCACCTATCATACAAACCTAACTTTGTGAACTATATGTTCAAGGATGATATGATCTGTGATGGTATTGAAAATTGTGTAAGATATATTCATAATTTTAACCCAGAGAAGTCAAAGAATCCTTTTGCATATTTTACTCAAATCATTTATTATGCATTCCTTAGGAGGATTCAACAAGAGAAGAAGCAACTTGAAATTAAAAATAAGATTCTAGAGAAGACTAATTTTGATGAGGTCTTTGACTCAAATGATCTTGACAGCAGCAACTACAGCGAGTACAATTCCATCAAAGATGCTGTCCATAGCAAATTGAGGAACTGATGCGAATAGCAGTTATTACTGATACACACTATGGAGCAAGAAAAGGTTCCAAGTTGTTTCATGATTATTTTGAGAAGTTCTATGAGGACATTTTCTTTCCAACATTAAAAGAAGAAGGTATCACCACATTAATTCACATGGGTGATGCCTTTGATGTAAGAAAAGGTATTGACTTTAAATCCTTGGAGTGGGCAAAGAGAGTATTCTTTGACCCTCTAAAAGAGATGGGTATTACCATGCATTTGATGTGTGGCAATCATGATGCTTATTACAAGAATACTAATGATATCAACTCTAATGACCTTCTCTTGAATGAGTATGATAATGTAATTACTTATTCCAGAATAACTGAAGTTACTGTTGATAAGACACCTATCTTGTTTATTCCCTGGATCAATGAAGATAACAGAGAAGAAACATCAAAGGTTATCCAAGAATCAACTTGTGACTATGCTATGGGTCACCTTGAACTCAATGGATTCAGAGCACATAGAGGATGTGTGATGGATCATGGTGCTGAGGTAAATCAATATCAGAAGTTCAAAAAAGTATTCTCTGGTCACTATCACACAAGATCAGATGATGGTAAAATTTTCTATCTTGGAAATCCCTATGAGATGTTCTGGAATGATGTGAATGATGAAAGGGGATTTGTGCTCATGGAAACAGATGACATGAGTTTTGAATATGTCAATAACCCATATCATCTTTTTCATAATGTATACTATGATGATACTCCTTATCAGATGTTTGATGCAACTCCCTATCACAATAAAATTATCAAAGTAATTGTAAAATCTAAATCAGATACTGCTGCCTTTGAGAAGTTTATTGATAAACTCTATGATGTTAAAGTTGCTGACCTGAAAATTGTTGAGAACTATGATTTCAATAAAGGATGGTTAACAGAAAATGAGGATGTAGAAACAGAAGACACCTTCTCAATCCTGAATAGATACATTGAGGAAGCAGAATTTTCCCTGGATAAATCACAGGTAAAATCCTTAATCGCAAGTGTCTATGAGGAAGCATGTGAGTTAGTATAATGTATATCATCACAGTAGAAGGCAAAGAAAAAGATGGAGCATACTCTGTAATAGATGATGAAGGAGAACAGGTTCTTTACATCTTTGAAGAAGAAGATGATGCAATGAGATATTCTATGCAGTTAGAAGAACTTGAATATCCAACCATGCATGTGATTGAGATAGAGAGTGACCTGATGATTCATACTTGTGAGACACATGGTCACAGGTATGCTATTATATCCAAAAATGACATTGTGATTCCCCCAGATAAACCTGATGATAACCTTTAAGACTATTTCCTGGAAAAACTTTTTATCAACTGGGAATCAACCTACCACAGTATCACTTGATAATTCCAACACAACTCTCATTATTGGAACAAATGGTGCTGGTAAATCAACTATTCTTGATGCACTTACCTTCTCATTGTATGGTAAGTCTTTTAGAAAGATTAATAAAGGACAACTTATTAATACTACAAATGAAAAGAACTGCTTTGTAGAGATTGAGTTTGTTGTTAATAATGTTGAATGGAGAGTAGAAAGAGGAATAAAACCAAATATCTTTAAGATATACAGAGATGGTAAAGAACTAGATCAAAATGCTTCTGCTATTGATCAACAGAGGTGGTTAGAACAAAATGTCTTGAAGATGAACTACAAGTCATTTACTCAAATTGTGATTCTGGGTAGTAGTTCCTTTGTTCCTTTTATGCAACTTCCTACCAATAGTAGAAGAGAAGTTGTGGAAGATCTTCTGGACATCAAAATCTTCTCATCTATGAATGAGATTGTTAAAACAAGAATGCGTCTTATTAAAGATGAAATTAGAACTCTTGAGTTGAAGAAAGAGAGTCTAAAAGATAAAGTTGATATGCAAAAGAACTTTATTCAGCAGATTGAAAATCAAAGTAAAGAAGACATCAGTTCTAAAGAGCATCAGATTAACACTCTCTTAACTGAAGAAAACTCATTCATGCATAAGAATGAGAACATTAATAAAGATGTTGTTGTTCTTCAAAAGAAGATGAATTCTTTGGAGGGATCAGCATCTAAACTTAGAGAGTATGGTAATATCAAGGGTAAGCTTTCTCATAAGATTAGTGGTATAGTTAAGGAGCATAAGTTTTTCTCAGAGAATAGGGTTTGCCCTACCTGTGAGCAAAATATTGAAGAGTCATTTAGGGTAAATAGAATTAGTGACTCTCAATCTAAAGCAGAAGAATTGCAGAAGGGTTATCAAGAACTCCTCAACGCAATTAAAAAGGAAGAAGAAAGAGAGTCTCAATTCCAACAAATTTCAGGAGACTTAAGTAAACTTCTTAATGGCATTACTCAAAACAATTCTCACATCAATGGTTGTCAGAAACAGATCAAGAGACTGGAACAGGAAATTCAAACTATTACCAGTCAGGTTGCAAACAGAAATACTGAACATGAGAAATTAGAACAGTTCAGAACAGGTCTTCAAGACACCTTTGAGAATATAAGTGAGAAGAAAGAGAAGATTACTTATCTTGATTTTACATACAATCTTCTAAAAGATGGTGGAGTAAAAACTCAAATCATTAAGAAGTATCTGCCCATTATTAATCAACAGGCAAACAAATACCTGCAGATGATGGACTTCTACATCAACTTCAAACTTGATGAAGAATTTACAGAAACTATTGAATCACCCATCCATGAAGACTTCTCTTATGCTTCCTTCTCTGAAGGTGAGAAAATGAGAATTGACCTTGCACTTCTCTTTACATGGAGAGAAATTGCAAGAATGAAGAACTCTGTAAATACTAATCTCCTTATCATGGATGAAGTCTTTGACTCATCTCTTGATGGTTTTGGTACAGAAGAGTTTCTTAAGATCATTAGGTTTGTGATTAAAGATGCTAACATCTTTGTCATCTCCCACAAGGAAGGTCTTGAAGATAAGTTTGATAGCGTGGTAAAGTTTGAGAAGCAAGGTAATTTCTCTAGGATAGAACCATGAATGTTCCAAACTGGCAGCATCACTCCAAAAAAGAACAAAAAATTCATCTAAAACCAGAGGCACTTAGGCAACGTAAAGAAGCATTGCAATACTTGAAGAAAAAGTTAAATGTAACCAAAAAGTCATTAAGTTAGCATACGATGACTAAATAATTCAGTGAGTGAGGAGGTTATTATGCATAACTTAGTATCACATAATGAACTAGCTTCTTGGAAGTGGGATGAAAAGAACACTCTGGATGACCAATATAACCAAGTTTCCGAATACTTCCAGTGCATATCAGAATGTGATATCGTAGACCAACAAGCAAGGAGATTCTGCAGACACATCCTAACTGAAGATTAAATCTAAAAAACTCACAAGGAGTACAAGACCAAAGCCCCCTGCACCTTAAATAAGTGTGGGGGGTTGGTGCGTGTGACAGTTTAGTAAGTGGTAGCAATGGGTTTCAAAACCCTCTGGGTGCTGTAGAATATTCACATAAGCAAAAAACCAGATGGCAATCAACTACAGCACTAAGGCACAACTGGCAAAACTGCTTGCTACTGAGGACCTGATAGTTGAGAACCAAGAGGTCTCCACAGCACAGTTCAATGTTGAGACAAGGGTTCTGACCCTGCCTATGTGGAAGCGTGCCTCCAACAATGTTTATGATATGTTGGTGGGACATGAGGTGGGTCATGCTCTCTTCACACCTAATGACTGGTCCTTTGAGGACAAAGTTCCTCAGCAGTTTGTCAATGTGACTGAGGATGCTCGCATTGAGAAACTGATGAAACGTAAATATCCTGGTCTTCTTAAATCATTTGGTGCTGGTTATAAGGAACTAGCAGAGCAAGACTTCTTCTGCATTGAAGATGAGGATGTTGATGAGATGAATTTGGCAGATCGTGCCAATCTGTTCTTTAAAATTGGTAAGCACCTTGATATTACTTTTAGTGCTAAAGAGAATGTAATTATCAATCAGATTGCTGATGCTGAAACCTTTGATGATGCAGTTGAAGCAGCAATACAACTGTATTCATATTGTAAGGGTGACCAGCAACCTGAAACTCAACCTATCCCAATGTCACCAAAGTCTGGTAGTCAAGGGGGTGGAGAGAAGCAAGAACAATCATCTGATAATCAGACTCCTGAGGAATCAAGTGGAAGCACTGATGAAAGTGGTCAGCAACAATCTGAAGTTAGTGAAGAAGGATCTAATGATGGTGAGAATGCTGGAGATGAAGTAAAAGAAGATAAAGAACCAGAAGTTCAAACTGACTCCACATTTGAACAGCAGATTGAAGACCTCTGTGGCAATATGAATGGAAGTGTTACTGAATACTTTGAGTTGCCTGATTTTGAACTTGATAAGATTATTGTTCCTTTCAGTGAGATTAGAGCAAAATTTGATTGGGCAGAGGATCTATACAAATTTGATGAAAAAATCTATGGGTATTCTGATTCTGAATACAACAAATTTAGAAAGTCTGCTGCACGTGAGGTGAACTATCTGGTCAAAGAATTTGAGTGTAAGAAGTCTGCTGATGCTTATGCACGTGCTTCTACCTCTAGAACTGGTGTTCTAGATTGTTCTAAACTTCATACTTACAAGTATAATGAAGATCTCTTCAAGAAAGTCACTACACTTGCTGATGGTAAGAATCATGGACTAGTTTTTGTTCTTGATTGGTCTGGTTCTATGGCAGATTGTCTGCTTGATACAATCAAGCAACTTTTTAATCTGGTCTGGTTCTGTAACAAATGCAATATTCCATTTGATGTTTATGCTTTTACAAATAATTATGTGAAAGATTCTGATGAAGCAAGAGATCACATTTGGGAGGAGGGTAAATTTATCATTGATGGTTCATTTAGAATGATGAATCTCCTCACCAGTCGTGTTAGTAAGAAGGACCTTGAAAAGCAAATGCTTTCTATCTTCAGAATGGTGTTTAGTTTTAGACGCTATTGTGCTTACAACTATCCTGGTGAACTTTATCTCTCTGGTACTCCTCTTAATGAGGCAATTGTATCACTTCATAAAATTAT